AGTTCCGCCAGAACTGACGCAACCTGTTCTTTTGTCATCAATCCGATTGCATTTCCGGCGGCATTCACGGCCACAAAACTGGAGATGTCTTCCAAAGCTGGAAGAGCCAGTGTAGACTTCTTCAGTAGCTCCGTTTTCGACACTTTATGCGGAACGCCGTTTGTATCGTACACCTGTACCGTTTCACCATCTTCTTCCGTTGTCTGATTCTTCATACTTTCTGTATGTTTCAATAGATTGTCAGTTTCTTCACCTGTAAAGCTTAATACAAAATCTTCTTCTGCTGCCATAATTGTTTTTAATTTATAGTTATTAATGATGTTTCCAACGCTGTATAGATTATAATTGCCTTGTCTATAACTAATAAAATCCCATTCTTTTTACTTCAAAGAAGAAAGCACCTCCCTGACCGGTACCATATGCCATGTAATTCAGGGAGAATTCCGTATCACTTTCGATGCTTACGTAATATGTCCCGGATGAAAGTCCGACTCTCATCATCGGAGTGACCATTACCATATATTCATCTTTAACTGTGCCCCACTGGGTTGGCATGGTTACTCTATATTCTTTGCTGGATACTTTGGTAAATGACAATGTACTGCCATCGAATGTGTAATACTTTTTTGAATCATCTCTTAAATCAACATAACCTCTGGCCAATACCTTATCAGGACGCCCCATTGCGTAGTTGACATCCAAGTCCTCCCGGCATGTGACAATCCAACCGTAGAATATATCACCAAGACCATAGCCAATCAGCTGAACTATCTCCTTGTTCAATATCAACTCATTGTAACTTCTTCCATATTCGTAGAACTTTGCATTACTTGATGAGATTGACGCCTCTCCTGTACCAATGCAGCATACGGTAATCTTTCTTCCTATCTGTTCTTTTCCTGTTGGTATTGAATATACCTTTGTCCAGGAACCTCCACCTTCAATAATGATGTTATCATTGTAGTTCGTGTTAAATGAATCGGATACCTTGGAAAATGGACTTCTAAGGGAGCCGCGCATAAGCACGTCCTCAAAATATCCATTAATAGCTGTAACATCAACAAATGTTGCTCTTCCATCCGTATCTATCGTTGAATAGATTTTTTTCCCATCACCAATTTCAAGTTTCTTGGCTTTGATGGCACCGGCAATCAATTTCGATGTGATGATGACAGCCGCATTTATCAAGTCCGTATTGATAACCCCGCCTTTTATTATAGTCCTACCTGCCAGCGCTTCACCAACCAGGCTTTCCCATCCATCATATCCGATATACTGGGCCATACGGTCATTCACCTGTTCGGCGAAGTCCAAAGCATCGTCAAAGTTTGACATACCGTTACCGCCCAGTACTTCAATCATTCCTTCAACACGCAATCCCTTTGATGGTGAATAAAGGAAACAGCCATTCTTTCCTTCATGGCCGATTTGGAATCGGCATTCTTTCGTAACTTGGTCATACCTTGCCGTAAGTATGTCTCTCTCGCTTAATGAATAAGAATTTATCCCCTGATAGAAGGTAAGAGAAGGCGCACCGTCTCCGTATGCAGACAACACGATTGCAGCCTGATAGTCCGGGTCGGCTATGTCTCCAAGTTGTACCATCACGTCACCCACTTTGGGTATATCGCTTCCTTCGTCACAATGATTCACGGATACATCTATCCAGTTATCACCAACATTTTCCACCAGACGCCACCAATAGTGATTGGATACGCCGTCATACGCGCCTTCCTTAATATTAAAGGACTGTGAGCGTACTAAATTCCCTGGCTTAAAACGATTTTCTATGGCTTTCTCACCATCATCTGCAAGGAAGTAACAGCGATAAACAGAACCATAAGTTCCAGGAGATGAGTAACCTCTTTTCCCGTCTGAGAACTTGACTCCTTTACCATCCTTGAAACGAATTCCCTTTTTTTCTATAAACTCGACCTTAGTAATCGTTGCTCTGGCCCCGCTGGCGTTGAACATGAAGGAAGCTCCGGCCAGCTCGGTCTCCATTATTGAAAGTAACTGGAAGATAGCTTTCTTGCGCACGTACAGTTTGTCAATCCATCCGACAGACTCGCCGCCCTTTTCTGAAGAGAATGACATACCAGCACCCATCATACCGGTCACGAAGTCAATTGATTCCAGGAAAGGAGATATGATACCGCCAAGAAGCTTAATGAGATAGTTTGTCTGGTCTTCCTTGTCCTTTCTCAATAATGTTGCAAGTGACCGTTTTGCCGAAAATACGTTACTGTCCGATGGGGCAGTAGAATCATTGGTCTTAATCACATATATGCTACTTCCTCCGCCTCCAACATAAGTATGCCCTTTATACGTAATCGACTCCAGTTTCTCTTCCACATCATTAAGGCGAGAGTAGGGCATACTTTCCCCAATAGTATATACCGGAGAATCCCATGGAATGTCAAGGTTAAACTCCCATCCGAGAACACGGCTTTCACGGCCATTCTCAAAAAAGGCTTTATTGACCAGGTTTATCTTTTGCCCGAACTCGAAAAAGCGTTTCAGCTTGTCTTCATTAACCCATTCTGACCGGAGGGTAGTGTAGTATGTACCATCGTCCTTTTTTCGCTGGTCTGCTATCTTCTGTGCCTTCTCTTTCAGTTCCTGCTCCGCGTCCGGAATCATTTGTACAGAAACAAACTTTGGATCAAAACCGGAAAGGATATACTTGTCATCATTTTCAGGATATATGGTATCATCCGGCAATGGACGTCCGTAGTCTTCGCTGCGGACAATTTCCCAAAGCTGGCTTCCGTTGTTGTCCGGGTCAAAAATAACACCGAACTCCAATCCATTCATTTTGCCGGACTGAAAGATAATTGTCAGCTCTTGTCCCGGAAGTATGTAGTCCTTGGAGAAATTCAGGCCAGTATCACGATAGCGATAGTAAGTCACGGTTTCCTGACCTCCGTCTTCATTTGTAACGGTTTCCGTCCTCGTAGATACACTTGACATCGTACTTTCAAGTCGGGGATATACCTCGTCAAATACCACGATGTCTTCAATTGCTTCTTCCTGGCTCATGTCAGGATACACATCTATGTATGGCGTACCAGCGGGAAGCATAAGTCGTCTTTGCACAACTCCGTTTACTACCGTCTGCTCTTCAATGGAACGGTAGTTCTCAGGTATGTTTCTTGTAGATCCGAATGCATAAATGCGGGTGGCATAAGTGCCTTTGCTCTCACTGCGAGTCATGGCAGACGCTTCAACCCCTAACTCGATTTTCACGGCATCACCGAATTCGTTTCGCCCAAAATGAATTACGTTGTCCGTTATCCAGCAATCACAGTTCCACTTATCCTCACCCGCCATTGAGAATAAGGCATCCAGCAGGTTCATATTGTCATACGTCATTGCAACTGCCTTATTCTCTACTGTTGAATCTATTTCAAATACGAATTCTTTTCCCTTATAGGTATATCCCAAAGCTTTCAGGTTACGTAAGAACACACCAAGCTGTACATCAAGGGCTGCGGTGAGAGACCATGACGCTTCATATCCAGCATGTTCAGGAGTGTATTTGAAAATTTTGTTTTTCCACTTCCAATAGTAAGCATCCAGTTTCAGCTCATAATCATATCCACCGGTAGAAGCATTGAAAGAAGGTTTCTGCAGGTCTGTTACCTCATATACTTTTGAAAGTAAGCCGCCCAGTGAATCATCCAGAACCCCAGAAAGGTCTACATAGTCTCCAAGTTTAAAATATATCGGTTCAGGCACGGAGAATGGGAGAATGATGTAGTCCTCTTTCATCAGTGTAAACTTTCCCTTCGCCCCTTTGTTGATAGGGGTGGAGAATCTTGTCTTTCCGGATATGTCCTTAATTTCAATCATATCCCCAAAGTTCATAAATAGAAAATGGAAGCCCTAAAAATCCGGACTTCCATTTGAAACAATAAAGGAAATGTTCGTTATTCGCTTCTTTCCATGGGATTCGGTTCGCAAAACTTACTTGAAACCTTACCGAAACACCTGTCAATACTCAACCCGTAAGAGATGCTTTTCCCCAGGTAAACCAGCTTGTAGACTTCGTTTCCAAGAGTTGGGATTTTGATGTTTACGGTTCCTTTCTCCAGTTCTGACTGAAAAGATTTCTTCTTTGTCCGATAGTCGCCTTCTGAGTTTCCTTCTATGGTGAACTGGAGAGTGATTTCACGCGATGCTACTTTTGCATTTTCGGTTATTATTCGCTTCCCGTGCTCCAGACGGCTCTCATCTTCGATGTAGTCTTTCATCTGGTTGAATCCGTCGATAGCATCGAGAAAACCGTCACCCATGCGGACACCCCATGTGCTCCAGGCATCCTTCCCGTTAATAAATAAATCTCCTGTCATAGTCTTGCTGTATTACGTTTCACTTCGGCGATGTCAGCCTTAATATCTTTCAAGTATTTGGCTGAGTCTTCAGTATTCTCTCTGATTTGCTGTAACTCCAAATAGGAATTGGCCAGGATGGTACGTGTCTCGTCGGCGATGTTGTATAGGCCGGTCACTTGTGATGTCAAGGCACTGATGGAGCCTCGCAGTTCGGTAATGGCTACTGTCTGTTGCTGCTCTGCTGTCTCTATCCTAAGATTGGACTCATACACGGCAGTGAACCGACCGCTCAGTTCTCCGGCATCCTCGTGCGTCATTTCCGTACCGAATCCGCGGCTGGAGGCCGACTGCTGGGAACTGCTGCCAGCCTTGTCGTATCCGGTAGCTGCGGCAAGTTCATCCCGTAGTTTCAATGCTTCATTCACGTACCCCATATATTCGTTTTGGAGTGAATTACGTTCACTCTCACTCAGGTTTCCGTCCTTCATACTTTCACCGAATCTGTTCCACCAGTCTTCCAGCTTCTGGCTGTACATGTTACCGATTTTATCTGAAAGCATGGCACGCATAAAGTATTCGGATAGGTTATCCGCAAAATCTTCCGCCGAGGCATCCATATCCATGAGAGTATCTATGAAACTGTCATACATGGAATCAAAACTTATTCCGGTAAGCTGTTCGAAAAGCCCTTCTTTCAGTTCTTCGAGGTTTCCGGCCAGATCTGCATATTCACCTAGTGCTTCAACGACACCATTCCCATAGCCTCCTTTCCCTGAATCGGCCATTTTCTGCCACAAATCCACATTCTGACGTAATAAATCCATCTGCTCCGGAGACATCTGCCACAAGGAATCTGTACCTGTGAACTCTGCCATGACATTTTCCCGAATCCATTGTATGTCACTTTCCGACCAGCCCATGTAATAGGCCCAGCTATGATGTTTACTGTGATAGCCAGCATTGGCCTGCGCTTTTGAAAGGACATTCTTGTTGTATTCCTCCTGATACTTGATGGCTTTATTGTACTCTGCTACGGATTTCTCGCTTCCCTTGCTGGATTTCATTTCTTCTGTAAGGGATTCGATGGCAGACTGCAACTTTTCGTTTCTGTCCGTGAGTCTGTTGATTGTATCCTGCACCTCTTTTTCGTTTCCTCCAATACCGAAGAGTTTGCTGAATCCTCCGAAAGTCAGGGTATCCCATATTCCACCTACAGACTTAAAGACACTACTGAATATGTTACCTATGAAACCATCCAACCCCTGTGTCCCGATGGCATCTAAAAGAGAAAATGCAGCTCCAATTATACCTCCAAGTTTCTCGCTCTCTTCTGCAAATATGTCTACTATATTTCCGGCCAAATCACCGACCTGAGAGAGGGAAATTTCAGAGTTTGAACCAAGCTGGGTAATGACGTTCGACAATGTGACAAGGTTGCTTGTCGTTTTATCTGTCGACTTTTGTACATTGACCTGAGCGTTCTGCTGTCTTTTCTGGGCATCATTCAGTTTCTTCGTGGCAGCTTCCTTCTGTTCATCTGTTCCGCTTCTCATGGCTTCGTTGTATTCCTCCTGAGCTTGTGACAGCTCTTCCTGTGCCTTGGCCAATTCGCTTAACTGTTCGGGTAGGTCGGCCAGCAATCCTCCTTTATCGATAAGAGTTGACTGGATGTTGCTCAACGCCTCGTCAACGACCTTCTTCTGGTCAACGGCCATGTTCTTGTATTCATCTGAGTTCTTGAACTCCCTAAGCTGCTGCTTTACCTTGTTCAAGGATTCTTTGGATACCTTGTCCAAGTCACCGAAGATAAGTTCCCAGTTGATTCCCTGTTTCAGCTTCTCAAGATCAAGAGAGGAGAGGGCTTTATCCATTTCTTTCTGGAGTATGTCCTTGTCTCCCTGAGTAGTGGCTTCCGAGATTTTACGGGTGTACTCAGCTATGATTGCATCACGTTTCTGCATAAATGTACCGTAGCTTTTCAGGTAACGTTCGTTGGCCTCGATTGCAGCTTGATTTTCAGTTTCTGTAATTTCGGCCAGACCTTTTTCACGCGACGTCATGGCATTAGACGCACGACTTCCTAATACTTCCCGCTGTTCAGACGTAAGCTTTCCTCCTTGCGCATCTTCCCATTTTTTGCGCTGTTTCCTAATTTCATCGATTTCTCGCTGGTAATCCAGCTCAATCTGTCTGCGCTTCTTTTCAGAACCTTCTTCCATCAGGTTGATTTCTTCCTGCTGATTGGTCCTGCGAAGCTGAAGGAGTTCTTCTGCAACCTGTTGCTGCTCTTTCTTTTGTCGCTCGGCATCTTTCTTCGCATCATTCTCTTGTTTGGCCAGAGTGTCTCCTGTTATACCACCGAGCGATTTATATGATTTTTCTGCCGCTTCCAACTCTTCTACAGCTTTCTTATAGGCTGACTCAGTACCTTTTTTAGCATCCTCTACAGCCTTTAATTTTGCTTCGTAAACAGCTTTTGCTTCTTTATATGCTTGCTGATACGACTTTTCCGATGCTTCTCTTTGCGATTCCAGGCCAAATATGGTGCCGTCAATCCCTTTTAGCGCTGCTTGCGCATTATTGAACCGTATTTGAACGTCAATAGGAATTGTTGCAAAAGGAAAATTCTTAATTTTTTCTTGCTCTTCCTGCAATATTTGTCTTGCTATATTGTATTCGCGTATAATCTGCTCACGATTACTTCTTGCTTCCATTAGCTTGACTTCTACAGGTTTCGAGTTTTCCTCTGTTTCCTTTTTCAGTCGATTATATTCGCTCAGGGCTGATTCCCACTTGTTAAGATTTGCTTTTGCTGATTCTATTTGTGAAGCAATTAATGGGGCACCTTGCCCGGCATTTTTTAAAGAAGCATTTAATGATTTTATTTTCTCCTCCCATTGTTGTATATTCTTTAGTATGTTTTCATAACTGTTCTTGTCTCGTTCCTTATTCAGTTCTTTATTTGCTTCTGCAAGATTGAGTACAGCCAGTTGTTCACGGGTATAAGCAGAAGAAAGTGCAGGAGAATACCTTTGCAGTTCCTCATAGGCCTTTATCTTTGAAAACTCTGTTTCTGTCTCATCTTGGATAACGCGTATCAGCTCTTCTATCTTTTTCTTGCGTTCCTCTTCCTGATTCGCAAAATTCTTTTGTTCTTCATTGAATTTTTGCTGTGCCTTTTCCGATGCGGTTGTGCTGTCATGAAAGGCCCACATAGTAGCAACAAGCCCGGCAAGAACCGTAGCTACCAGTACATACGGGTTAGCTTTCATAACCGTATTCAAAGCCTTTTGGGCTATCGTTTGAGCTTTAGTAACCAGTATTGCAAGTTCCATTCTGGCCGTTAATGTATCCTGAGCTATTCGCACTACAATAAGAGCGGTTTTATATGTCCCGTATGTAGCAATCAGTCCTATCAAAATCTTACCAACAGTTTCATAGTTCTCAATAAGACCTTTCAATCCTGAAATACCTGCAGAAGCAATTCCCTGAGTATCTTTTCCAATCTCATTCAACATTGTATCCCAAGCATCTCCAAGGTTACTCAACTGACCTGTAAGAGACTTAGACTGTTCTTGCATCAGGTTATAATAGATTCCTGATTCACTAGTCATATTTTTGAAGGCCTGTTCTACTTCTTTAAATCCTACCTTGCCTTCCTTTACTAAACCGGAAACTTCATCTTTTGTCACACCAAGCACTTTTGCCAGTTCCTCGTAGATGGGAATACCACGTCCTGCAAACTGACGAATATCGACAGCATAGGCCCTTCCTTGCGTCCTTAATGTGCCATAGAGATAGGCTATTTCACTAAGCTGGGAGCCAACACCGGCGGCTACATTCCCCAACATTACAAGCTCATCACCCACATTCTCGGCTGACGAGCCATAAGCAATCATTTGCTTGGCAGATGATGCCACCCCTTGAAGGTCAAAGGGCGTCTTTGCGGCAATATCCACCAGTTCCGACATCAGTTTATCTGCTTTTTCCTTACTTTTCAGCATGGTTGAAAAAGCAATTTCAAGCTGCTGGAATTGTCCTCGTACATTGACAAGTTCTGTGGCAAAGTTTTTCAAGGCAGTTACTCCACCTATTACACCAAGTACTTTGGTTAAGGAAACGGACATCTTTTCATTTGCTTCGACCGTTTCGCCGGCTTCTTCCTTAAAAGCTGCATATTCATCCTTCAGTCTCTTTACTGAAAGACGGGCTTCTGCCTGCTGTTGAGTAAGTCCAAACAAAATATCTTTCTGCTCCCTTAACTTATCGGTTTGAGCTTTTATCTGCTCCGACATACCGCTGGTATTACCACCCGACTTTACAGTTTCTCGGTATTTCTCTTTCAATAAAGTAAGCTCATTTTGTAATTGCCTAATGACACCCCTTTGTGAAGTAATATTTGCAGAGAGGTTGTTTACTGTTTGTGAAGCGCTGTAAATTCCATTTTTGAAATCACGCTCCATTGTAGCTCCAACTTTAGCCGCCTCGGTTACCAGCCCCATCATTTGTTGGCGAGCAGATGCCAATTGGGTTTCCAAAGCCCTTGCCGCTGCCGGAGATTTGTTCACGTCCATCTTTTTGAGTTGGGCTTCCAGCTTTTCACATTCTTGTCTTAGCTTTACGACCTGTTCCCAGTCACTTGATACACGGAATACGAGTGTTGCCATAAATAAAAATCTAAATATTAATGCTTAAAATTATGATATAAGCAAATAGTATTCAGACTTTTTGAAATCAAAAACGAAACAACTTGGCAATTGTCGTGTAATTTAACTTCTATTTTTGAATAATTAGACTCCATCTCGGAATAGAACAAAAAAGGCGCACCATTATGATGCGCCCGATTGTCAATTTGTTCTTTAATTTATATCAGAGCCTCACGGCTGGAATATCAAAACTTGACATTTGCCATTCTTTTAAGTATCTCATTGTATTTTGATTGTATGATAGCTCTTTGCTTTTCTGATGCTGTAATTATCTTTCCTTTATACTTTCGCATTACAGATTCATTTATACCTATTTCCTTTGCAAACTTACTTGCATTAATAAAAGGGAACGCTTCAAAAAATCCACTTAAGTCATACACATACTCCACAGAATAGCCAGCTTTATACCAACTTGGAAATTCACCATGTTTTTCTTTGTAATATTCTGCCTGTTCCTCTAAAACAGAAACAAAGTCCTCTTTCGCTTCTTGTTCTGTAAGCCCAAAGCCATACGCACCGTTTACATCTTCAGAATAGATAGAAATTCCTCCATCATCTGCTTTTTCAATAATAGCCTGAATCTTCTTCATAATCGTGTATTTTAAGTTTTGTCAATTAAATGCACCCACCGAAGTGGGTGCTGTTCTTTTACTTCTTTAACCCCGCCTTTTTCATCATGCTGTCAAGAGTACCTTTAGGTATCTCTTTGGCTGGATGTCTGCCTACAGGGATAAAGTAGTCAAAGTCGGGATGAACATACTTGTGATGTTTCTTTCCCTTTTCGATTGTCCAGCCTGCTGACTCAATCAATTTGTAAAACTCTGAAAACTTCATAAATCAAAGAACTTTTAATTGACAATGCAAAGGTAACATTTTCGTTACTATTAAGCAAGCTTTGTAACGTAAAAAAGTAACGTTTCTGTTGCTTTTTAACATTCTAATAGAGCCATATCTATTTCTTGTTTCTTCTTCTGCGTGAAGCCATGTCCTTACCCTTCACCTTTGTAACCTTGGTACCGGTAACTGTATGGAGCTTGTCACGCTGCATTAATACTAAATTCCTGTATGGTATCTCATAGACCACTTCCCGGTATGACAGATGCAGATTTTCCATGAACGATGCAATCTGTCCCAAGAGAGTATCATTTCCTACAACCTCGGTTTCGCTGCCAGCAGACTTACGTTCCTCGCCAAGCTGACAGCTTTGAGAAAAACCTTTGAGTCAATCATAGAGAGTGTTTCATCCAATGCGTCCACATTCTCTTCGTATGTTCCTTTTGCCAGTTCTTCGCTCAAGTTTTCGTCACCAGCTATCAGCCAGGAAAGAGCCCTGCTGTAGGCCTCACTTTCTCCCAGGGAGAGAAGAACTTCTTTCAAATTGTCTGCTTCTTGTACACCTGACAAATGGGAGATTGCTCCGGCCAGTTTGTTGATAGTAGGAGGGTAGACCGTGTAGGCTTTCCCAGCGACAAACACCGTTCTGAAATCACTTCCGATAATGGATTCAGTTACTATTTTTGCTCCTTGATTCATTCTGATAAAAGATAAAAATTAAGGGGTGAAGCCATAAAGCCCACCCCTGTTATGGAATTCAATCTCTACCTATTGGATAGGCATTAAGCACCTGCTGTTACTTCAGATGAGTCAAACCAGTATTCTGGTGCAACTTCTGCATTTTGTGGTTCCAGTTCCACCGCACTTACAGGAATACCGACAGCCTTGTCTGTTGTGGCTTCACGTGCACCGATGTCAGCACGTGGAATCACACAATACTGGTCATCGTCAGTTAAAGCAACAAGTAACTTCTCAATGTTTACCTTACCTCTTGCACGCTTCCAACCTTTGTCGGTGTTGATGACATCGCCACCCATAAGGTCTTTTTTAGTAGGATAGTCGTACTCGCCAATGGTAAAGTTGACGGTCACGTCACCCATTTCCTTTTCACTTCGATAGGTCTGGCCGGTAAGCTGGTTCTTATAGTTCGTTCGGCTTGCTTCTGCCTCTTCGAGTGTCCACGTATCCTGATGGATATTCTTGATTTCTTTCAATGCTTCACCCTGTAAAAGAGTATGCAAGGCTTGTCCTGTCAAATCTGCGGTAATCTCGCTTGTTTCGCCATACCAAAGCTTCTTGATATTCGCGGCTGTGACTTTCTTTGCTTCTGCCATATTATTTCACATTTAAAACTTCAAACAAAATTCTTACATTCACATAGTGACACTTTAAAGCAGTGTCCTCCTCCGTTCCAATTGATTCGATAGAATAATGATAGGTTGTACCGTCATAGCGACCGGTAACACCGTCAAACAATCCCTGTGCCTGCTTCTCCAGTTCGTTCAGCCGGATGGTATTGGCTTCGCCTTCCTTCAAATCGGGAACACAAATGTTCACCTCGACGAAAGATTTCTTCCAGTATGTGCCCGGCTGTTGCTTCTTGGCGTGAATGACAATCCTTTCGGACTTTATCGCCCCTGTCAGCTTCTTGCCATGGGGAACGATATCAATCCCGAAAGACTTGCAGTCACGGTAGAGAATGTTCGCTATGTCAGTAGTTACTATCATACAATAAGATATTGAATATTATTATCATACTGAAGGAATACATGAAAAACCAGTTCTCCAAGTTGAACAGTACCTGCAAATCTTTTGTCTGACAAATCTTTATCAGATATATTTTGTCCTGTTGCATACATAAAAATATCCACTAAACACAATTCTTTTTGACATTCATCTACTACTGCCCACAAGCAAATTGCATTCCGTTGTGCTTGAATAGATAATATTCTTGCTCCGATAGGCAGACATAATTTTGAGTGGTCTGCGACCATCAGTTCATACTTGAATATTCGTTTCATTTGATTTCCTCCTTTAATCGTCTCTCAGCAAATAAGGCTGCACCAGTTGAAACTTCGTAACCTTTGGATTCCACGTGTGAGGCATACTCAGCATCGTTTCTTATCACCAGTCCATCATCCTCAACTGAATACTTGTTTGACTTACGGAGCGTTCCGGTCCGGTTCTGATAACTACCGTTCTTTATAGCATAATCGACAGATTCCTTTCCGACCCTCTCTTCTACAGCTTTCACCTCGGCATAGCCTTGCTCGAAAAAGCTATCCACGTCCGAAAAATCAAATTTTACAGCCATATCTCTGAGTAACCAAAATAGTTTGTATTCTTCACCATGTAAACCTTGCCAATTCCACGGATATTCTTACCGTCCATACATCTGACCTCATCACCAGCCTTCAGTGAGGTTTTCTTCTCACAGACTACGTGATAGTTCGGTCGGTATACCTTGCCATTCTCCGAAGTAAACTCCTTGGTTGAGTTATCGTCGCACCGGCACTTACATACGTCCTGCCAGCTTTCTCCACCGGTTCCGGGAATGGGCCGGCCGAACTCGTCTGTTTCCATCGGAGTAAAGACCTTAACCTGTAATGTATGTGGGGCAAATATCATAGGAATCTGACTTTAGGTTTATCTGACAGCGTGTCTTCAAGACCATACTTCTTGCACAAGAATGAGTAGTATTCCTTCAAGCCTTTGGTGTCCCAGGACATAGAGAAACCGTTCTCGCTGATGGAAGTAGCACGAAGTAGAAGAGAGGGGATAAACTTCGCCATAGACACCGAAACAAGTCCGATGTTTGACGGGCCCATCTCATCCTCTCCGCTTACTTCTGAAGACAAACTTATCTCCAAAAGGTCAGTCTCCGACAAGTTGATGCCGAAGGTCTGAAACTTCTGTGATATGTAGTCGTTTACTGTCATGTGTTCATGGTTGACAAATCAAAGTTCACAATCAGATTCGGGTTCGTAATCTGAGGAATCCACTCTGCAGTGTATTCCAAATAACGACCGTTCTTGTCCTTGTAACCGGAAATAAGCATATCACCGTCTGCCTGGGTGTAGTTACGTCCCGGTACGCCGTCCACTGCTTCGTACGGAGTGTGGAAACGCATATAACCGACCTTATCCTGCGGAAGCAAGGTGATACGGTCGTCTGCATAAATCTGCACGTTCTTCCCGGTCTGGTCTTTCACGTAATCTTCCTTGATTTCAATGGCCGGAAGCCCGATGCCAGTGAATACTTGGGAAGCCAGTTGAGATGTAATCAAACCAGTTGAAAGATACATCTCATTTCCTGTAAGCTGCATCTTGAACTTGTCACCAAACTCAGCCGACCCGATGATATTCTTCACGAAAGTTCCTCGTGACATAATCATCTTCTGGAAATTACCGTAGTCCGCTTTCAGTGCATTAATCTGCTGCTGCAAATAGGTGATGAAGTTCGTCTTCGCACCAGTATCAGGCTTGATGAACTTGAACGGCAATTCAATGTTGAGAAGGTCAACGCCTCCGGCATTGTCGTCCTTGTTCTTAACAGCTGCTTCTCCGGTCATCAGAAGTGAACCTACGATAATATCCATGCGCTTGTGAGCTGCCAAAAGTACCTGGCGGTAATCGTCATAGATGAAATTCACGATTTCCTGCATGGCTGCTACCTGGTCAGCAGGTTTAGCTGTGTTAAATTTGTCAATCAAGTCCTGAAGTTCGGACAGGCGGTCAATGGAAATCTGGTAAGCATCGCCAAGATAAGCGATTTCACCATATCCTGAACCGATATTCCGGCGTTCACGGATAGGCTTCTCGCCGTATCGTGAGTTAATAGAACCGGCCATCACTCCAGTAACCTGACCGATGTAGTCCTTGAATACACGGGTAGTCGTTCTACGGAAATCAAGATACTGCTGCCAGTAGATTGTATCCTTACGAGTCTGAAGGACGCGCTGGATAACGGCGTTTACGATATTGGGGTCATTAAACAGAGTATGAATAGTTAGCATCATGTTTTACCTCCTTTCTTTATTTGCTTGCAATTACACCTGCTGTTCTCAAAGATGCCAGAAGGGCATTCAATTTTGTATGTGCATCTTCCTGCCCAGTAGCATCATCCACTTTAACACCCTGCTTTACACCTCCGAGAGCAGAAGATGTTGCTGCAGACAAAGTGAATTTGTTGGCTTGGGATGCGATACCATCCAATTTAGCTTTGTCTTCTTTACTCATCAAGCCATCTTGACTGGAAGACGCTTTGGCAACTACAGCCTTTCCACTTTGAGTAACGTCAGGAGCGTTGAACTGGAAATGCGGCATGTTGGCCTTGTCAATGTCAGAGAAAGGCATAACCAATTTGGTAGGCTCAATCTCGAATGCTCGCATCAAAAGAGCAACTAATACAATTCCTTCTTCTACTTGTACTCTTCCGTACAAGGCTGAGTTAGCAATGACTTTCGGAGTTGTGCCGCTTACCGCTGTAGCTTCATAGAGTACAGTACCAGCTTCCAATGTTTCGCCAAAGTCGGCAGACAGCGTCAACTTATCGAAATCTTTGTTTGATTTGTCAATACTGTTGATGGTAGCCCCATGAGAACCATTACCCAGATGCATACCCACATAAGCCAAAGAGTTTTTCTTGATTTTCAATGTGGTATTGGAACCGGTGGTAAACTTTTCATAGACTTCTACACGGATAGCCACCTGAGCGGTCTTCTTCACCAAGTCGGCGGCAATCGGTGTAAAGGATGGAAGAAACGAACCAGCGACAAGGTTGGCCGTATCCAGTTTGTAAGGCCCTCTGCGTCTTACACCGGTAGAAACGTCATAGCGTTCCTCGATGGACGGTTCAGGCTCAATGTTGTACTTAAATCCTGCTGACATAAATTACTTGTTTTGTTGTTCGACAATAGATTTTGTGTCCGCCTCAATCATTTTGGCGAACTCACTTGCTTCCTTCTCCTGCTTCTGTTCGGCAGTTTCAGGAGCTTTGGAGAACTGAAACCCGTTGTTAGACATATCCTGCTTCATGTCCTTGAAATAAGTATCCAAGTCCGTGTTTTCAGGAATGTTGCGGTCTTTCAGCATAAATTCGGGAATACCATACTTCTTCGCCACTGCTGAAATCTGAGAATTGCGCTGCGCCTGCGCTTCATTTTCCTCCATTTTGGCCAGCTTGTCGGCAAACGGCTTGATACTGGCGGCGATGCCATCGGCAATCATCTTTGCGATGTCTGTCTCCTGCGGCTTTGGAGGGTCGTTTGGTTTCGGTGGTTCTGGTTTCGGATTCTCGATTGGTTTTCCGTCTTTCAGTCCATGCTTCTTCTCGTAGTTTGAAACAGCGGAAGTCTGCGCCTGTCCTGCACGGAAATCACCATAGTTTTGCATCACGTCCTGAAATGAGATACCCTCAACGATGGAGGTCACCTTCGTTTCGTCCGTTACACCCTCTGCCTTCTTTGTGGCGATACGGGTGAGTGTGGCAGTGTCCACCCCAGCGAATTTCTGTTGCAGTCCTGCCAAGATTTGTTCAAAGATTGTCATACCGTATGAGTTTGATTAATAATTTCATACGGTAAATTTACTTATAGAGAAAGGGAAGGGGAAATTTTAAGGCTAACGATACGAAACAATTGGGAGAATGTTCGTTTTTAGACAAAAAGAAAGCGTGACTACTAGGGTAATCACGCTGGAACATCATTCAATTATACTTTCAAAATTTCAATATAGCTGCTTCTATTTCTTTTTTGTCAGAATCTTTTACGTTCCTCAAAGCATTCAGGAAAGGTAAAATTAAAGAGTCATCAACCATGAACCAGACTGGATTTTTAAATAATTTTGGGTATCCGGGATCATCTCCATAGCCATTCCATCTCATTGCCATTCTTCTTTCCCCATTTTCCCAAATACCTATCGCTATAGAAAAATCATCATTTTCAAATACAACATTCTCAACCTTAAAATTACTTGGATTTACATCTTTTGCTTTCATTGTACTATCCTCCATTATATTTAATTAATAATCATAACAAATTTATAGCTGCCAGTTCCTCTGTCAGCGCGTTAATACCTTTCTGAATCTTCTCCAACTGCTGTTTACGGGGTTTGTGTACTCCTGCCGCATAATGCCACAACTGGCGTTCATTGATTCCGGTTATCCGGCTCAAAGCAGCTTTGGTAAAGATACTGCTGTAATAGTTGATGAAGGTGGCAGCATCTATCTTGAACTTCAATGTGAACTCTCCCTGCAAAATTTCCACTGGAGCGATGTTCATTTCATTACATGAATCCAAGTAAAGTTCAACAGCCTCCTTCATGTTCTTTTCGATTTCCTTCACGTCGTTACCGACAGTAATCACCGGAGCACCTTCAATATAGGCACTAAGATTATTTCCAGCATGTTCTACAATCACTTCTACGATTTTCATACTGACCTCCTTTTTATCGTTAAACAAAAGAGGCGGGGGCTATTTTAGCCCCGCTTGCCTCAGAATGTTGTAATAAGTGCCTTTCTCAACGCCTTTCTTGCCGTGGTCTGGGACAATCACTACATGGCTACCATCAGTGTAAACCATGTGACTGCCTTTCTGCCTCACGAACCAAAAGCCATTTTCAGTAAGCAGCGTTACAACGTCTTTAACTGATTTGTAGCTCATAGCGTTTAAGACTTAATTACGATGCAAATATAGTAAAATAACGAATAATTACAAAGAAGTATTCATGTTTTTACTATGATAAAGAAAATAGCGATACCTCGAAAGATACCGCTACTCAATTGGTAAATATTTTAGATTTATATCATTCTGTTTTGTATTATCCCCGTAAATATTCTGACTGGGTTGTTCTATTCTTCAGATTTACTGCTGGAACTTTTAAGAGAGGAAAGCTGTTTCTGCTTCTCGATGTCGTTCTTCTGTTTCTCAGATTGCTCTTCCTTGATGGCTTCAATCTCATCCATAACTGCATCCACGTTCCCCACGAAGGTGATGGCCCGCTGTTGCGACCAGATTTCACCGTCCTTGGCCTTGATAGCTGTGTCTATCTTGTCTTTGATGTCCTCCAGTTTATATGGCTGCATCTGCACATCCACGTCAATAGTCTCGGAGGCTTCTTCAAGGGTGGAATTCACGGAACCCAACGCGGAGACAAGGAAATTTACACGTCGTTGCATGAACTCGCCGACGATCTCGTTCAGATTTTCTACGTTAAGGTGGGTGGACATAAACACATAATCGAAAGTCACACCGGAAACGGCGTTTCCTGTACCTTTCAGGGAGTCAAAAGAGATTCTGGGTGTATTGGTCAGTCCATATATCTGGCTCAGCAAGGTTTCTACCTCGAACTTGACAGTATCAGGTACCTGTGACCAGGTAAGATACTGGGCATTTGCTCCCTGGCCGGTCAACTCGACAACACGGTTCTTGAACTCACCTGAGAAATTCTCCACGTTACCAAAAAGCATGAGGATAGGGAAGAAGTGGTAGTCGATACAGTCTGCATAGTTTGAGAGAAGCTTCTCCAGTCTTACACGGAGGCTCTTTATCTTTTCACAGTACGCTTCCGGACGGTACATATAAATCACCGGCATCTTCTTGAATCCATGTGCAAATGAGCCTTTGTCAGTCCAGTTGCTTGTCAGTTCCCACTGATAAACCATGTCCTTGGTAATGGTCATGAAACATGTAATCTCTACATCGTTCAGGTCTTTCTTCTTGTACTCACGGGATAGGGCTACCAAATCCCCCTGATCATTGAAGAAGGGATAGAGCTTGTCGCCACGGAACGGAGACCAGATGGCACTCTTCAGACGGTATTCAGGTTTTGATTTGCCGAAGATTCCTGAAATCTTTCGTTTGAGCTTTGCCCAGAAGCCGTCATCCTTCACCACATACCAGTATTCGGCCACTTCCTGCTCGGCCAGCCATGCCCGGACTACTTTCTTGTTCTGGTATTTCAACTTGTTTTTCTTGAACACCTGCTTCAATGTGGAAAGAAGGCTTTCTTCCGACTGGTCCGGCTGGCAATCAAGGACCGGTTCTGTTCCCACGGTGAAGGCAGTCTGAATGTTCACGATGTCCTGCTCGATAGGAAGAGCAATCCTGTTCGGGTCAACTTCTTTCCTTGCCGCCGGCTCAACATATTCTTTCCCGGTTGTAGGGTCTGTAATCCGTTTCTCAGGCTGGGTCGTAATTTTGATTTTCGGGTATTTCTCTTCATCTATCACTATCTCGTGCTTGTTCGGATTCCAGTCGTTGTAAAGAGCGTGAGCGTTTGGTTGCTCGGTCTTTCGTCCTTTCTTCAGATAGTAGATTTTTCTCTCTACTTCCGGCATAGCTAAAATTTCTTCTATAGTCATATCTCAAAGTTTAATGTCCAAATATTCCTGAAACGTCTTTGGGTTTCATAATTCTACCGAGAAGTTCTCCCAGCACATAGTAGCGTGCAGCATCTATGCCATGATTATCATGGTCTTCAGGTTTGTTGATGTAGTTTCCATCCTTATCTTTTGCCCAGACATAATTTCTGAACTCCCTTTGCAGGTTATAAGAACGCTTGGTAATGAATATTTCCATTCCCTGCATCTTGTCAATACCGGCATTGACAGAACCTTGCCCTTTCTCTACCGCGTATATTTTAATCCCTCCGTTATGAATCTCCTGGATGAGTCGCGGGTCCGCACTGTCGGCAATCACTCTCAAATTCCACGGGCGTAGCGTCTTTATAATATCCCCAGAAAGTAATCCAGTTCTATAATCCACTTCATCCAGATAAAGCGCATTGTCAATGATTCCACACCGGATAGAAGCCGATGGGTCATTGGTATAACCAAAGTCCTGTCCAATAGCCACTTTCTTGCACCACATGGGGAACTCGTCCACAATACCCCATTTCTTGAACACGGCACCTTCGGCCACGTCCGCCCATCGACCGATAACCACATGAGCGTACTTCTCCGGATTCTTCTCTTTCATTTCCTTGACTTCTCTCAGGAACTCAGGAGAAAGGTTCTCTATATTGTCGAAGTAAGTCGTATGGATATGAAGTACATTCGGATGGGTGGAAATTTGCACCTGAACGCCGTCAATCTCCACCAGCCGGTGAGTATTCTCGATGTATTTCTTGTAGATGAAGTGATTGGAGTCACAGGGATTCATGATGATGATAATCCGGTTCTGAATTCCCTTCTTACGGATGGAGAGCATAATCTTGTCAAACTCTTCCTCACTGGTCCATTCCTCTGCTTCATCACAGACAAAGGTGGTGATACCCTGAATAGATTTTAGTTTAGCGGTCTGATTCCCGGAAGAAGTTTTGATACCACGAAACATGATACGACTGCCGGTCATCTGGTTTACAATATCGGTTTTGGTGGTCTTGAAATACTTTGTGGTTCCATCCAAATCTATCTTTTCCATCATTTCAGGAATAATAGACATCCCGGCAGATACCATCGTGTAACGGGTATAAAGAATCTGGTGGACTATCTTCTCTGTGGGAGTCATCTCGAACGTCAGCCGCTCTATGAAGGTAGAAGCGTTGAAAGACTTTCCCGATCCACGGCCACCGGTAATGAGAATGATAAACTTCTCGCTATCGGTATATAACGGATGATATATCGCTTGGGGTACAATCATTTCAGCTTGTCTTTAATCCATGAGTCGATAGAAATTCCGTGGTCAATATCCTTTGGAATGTCTGCGTCTTCGTCTTCTCGGTCTCCAAAACCTTCTTTTCTTCCTAATGTGGAAAGTAAATAGCGAATCATATACCCATCTGGACGTTCACGCCATCCGATAAAGTTCCCATTTTCATCTTTCTCAGGGATACCAAGCGCAAGTACACGTGCAGATACAAGGCATTCATCTACCAGAGAACCTCTTTCGTCGGTGATAGCATCTTTGAACTGGCTGTCTGCTCTGGCCCAATCATACACGGTTTTTCGGGTTACATTGAATACAGCAGCAACCTTAGAGAGATTTCCACCTGTTTTATGAAGGACCTCTCTGAATTTCGATATGTCTGGCTTCTTTCCCATGCGCGCGTATCTGTTTATTTTGATTACTCAATCAATTTCAAAACCTCTTCTCCTTTGGCAAATTTTTCATCCGTACTGATACCCAACAAATCACAAAAATCTGATTTTGTCTCAAAAGAAGAAAATGAAAGTATTATATAAGCATCTTCATCCTGCCTGTGCTGAAATGCAGATTCTTTTACTTGTTGCTTTACCGCTTTCATGTGTTCTTTCTTCTCTTCATATGGCAGTGCAGCATCTTCAGGAATAGGATTTTTTATACCATCGAAGTCTGTTGGCAATAACAAGTCATCTAATGACTCTGATAAGGAATTGGCATCAACTTCACTTATCGCAAGTATATCATTCAACTCATCAGGACTCAACCCGACTTCGGAATAGTCTATATCAGGCAAATAACTCGCGAGCAAATCTAAATCAGGCTTGGTGTTTCCTACTGCCATATAAGTAAGCTGTTCCTTTTCTTTTTTTTCGTCAAGGTTCACAACCTCCACTTTTACCTTATAGTCTGTATCAGAAGTACCATCGTATTTGTAATACATATCCATAGCCTTGATACGCCTGTGCCCATCTATTAGGTTTCCGCTTAATTCATTCCATACAATACCACCAAGAAAACCGACTTTTTGCAGGTTTTTCTTTTGCAGTCTAATACGTTCATCCGAATGCCTCTTAGGGTTTATCGGATTCAGATTTATCTGCGAACGTTTTATTATTCTTGTCTCACTTTGTTTCAGTTCCTTCATAATCATGCTCAAACAACAATCGTTCTACCATAGGGTATTCCTCTATAACCTTTTTCAAGTCTGCCGGGAAATTACTTCTGAGCCACAAAAGATAGTTCATATCGCTTATATTCGTTCCTGCCGACTGGCTGTTACCGTATTTCTCCGGCTTAATAAGACTTTTCTTTTCGATATAGTTCAGAATATCAAAATTCTTGTAAGCTGATAGGGGATAACATTTCTTTTGCGCTTCATTGATAGCTTCATCTTTGTACGTCCTTAGCATCAACCGCCTGTTCATTGAGTCGGATTGTTTGAACCCGAAAAATGCCCAGTCTATATGATATTTTTCTCTGACTATCTCTGTAAGCTGCGCCATACTGTACTGCCTCTGCTTTTCGTTCTTTATACAACCCATATAACCACTCTTACGATATGAATATACCGCAAAGTGAGGCACTTGTATGAACTTCACATTATCATATTTCTTGCAGGTGTAGTTGATGTACCTGCTTATATGCTGCAAATCCTTGACAACATACATATAGACGCATACAATTTCTTTAAAATAGGGCGACATAAGGTCCAAAAGGGCTATACTATCTTTACCCGATGCCGAGTGAAATAGTATAACCCTCTCAGTCTGTTTTGAAATCTGCTTAATTATGTTTATTGCCTTGTCCATAATTAAACAACCCTACCACCGACTTTCTTGTTGATTCTTGCTCTTTGGGCAGCATTTGTACCCATTGATTGAAAGCGTCCGGCTTCATAGTCCGCTCTTGTTCGGTACTTCTTACCATCCGAGCCTGTTGCGTAAACTTCTGGCATAATCCTGAATTTAAATTAAACAATCTTTTTACCTATATGCAGACAAAGCCGCATAAAGCGGCTTGACTTATTTTAATCCTTCATGGTTAATCACTTCACTAATATGCAGGTAATAAAACAATGGAATTTCTTCTGGTGGATTTTTCTTGAACTCTTCTAACTGTTCGTCGAAATCGTGAAAATCAAATTCTTCGTGCATGAACTTTATGCCCTCTTCAGTAACCTCACCAATGCCGATTTCATCTATCGCCACATCAAGAAACCATGGGGCGCCTGTGCTATAAAAATGAATTGCTTCTATATCAGTACGCAGAATAGGCTGGCACTCATTTTCACGTCCTTCTTTTCTTAATCTCTCGTTTTCTTCAAGTTGCTTGAAATTTGTAAACATCTTTTCGTATTTAGAACTTAGCCTACATTATTCATAGTGGATTCATTTCAGGTTATCAAAACAGATATGGGGACAATCTGAAGCCTCCAACTAA